GGGTGTCTGCGCTCCGCTGGTAGCGTCACGCTGCCGCTGTCGCTGATGATTTTTAACTCCCGTGGTGGTGCAGTGAACTCCTCTCGAACGACACGTTCAGCCTCGGATTTGATCCGCTCCATAATCTGCTGCTCGTTCAGTCCGTTTATGTTACGTAGTGCATGGTTCACTGCGTCCGTCACTGCCTGCCCTACGTTCCCGCCTCCGTCCGGCCCGTACAGCCACAGGTTCACTAGGTCATCCGTGGATGTGCTCACCGGTTTGCGGTATGCGACTGCTAGCTGTTTGAGTGCTGCTCGTTCTGCCGCTTGCAGCTCCTGCCCTATTTCGGTTATCCCTGCTAGTTTATCTAGCAATTCCCGCCTAATTTTGTTACTATGATCAAACACTTACGCTCTCCTTATGTTGCGATGTTTAAACGTTTTTACTCTGCCGACAGTGTGCCTATCTCACCACACTGGTTGCACACTGCTCTCATGAAGCCAATGTGTGCAATGCCTGCCGCGCTCATCCGATATGGCGAGCATGTTCTCCCGTCAGCATGTATAGCGCCAGAATTACACACGATCTTCAGATTCCGTGTGCCCTGTTTCTTGCGTAGGGTCGGGTCAATCTTGGCGTGTGGGTATGGTCCAAGATGCTCGGCTATTTTTGCCAATTTCTTGGCTAGTTCATCACCGGCAACCGTCGCGGTCATCTTGCCTGTTAATCCGATTGCTACGGCAACCCTGCGAAATGCCCCACGGTGACCGCACTCAACGCCGCAGTGGACGTGTACCAGCTCATGGGCAAGCACTGCCAGCACATCCGCTGGCTCGTCCATGATTGGGTTGACGCATACCTCATACGTGCCATCTGCGCTGATGCTTGGGTCAAACGCCTGACCCAGTGTGATTTGCTTGGCTCCACGGCTACCTCGGTAGCCTAGTGGGAATCCACACGTTATGCGGTATCGCACATTTTCCCATGACTCTGGCTCAATGGCTGCCTCGGTGAACACTGATACCTGCATTAGCAAGGCTGCGGCATTTAGCCATGTTTCACGATCTAAATAATCACTCATTGTTGCTCTCCTGTTGCGATGTTGTTAGTGCCCACAAGCAGCGATGAACCGCTGCCTATCGAATCGTGGGTTCATACGTGCCAGTACGTTACACATAGCCTGCACTGTTTCCATGCTTGCGTTGCTATCCTTCAGTGCTGCTGCTATCTCTACAAAGTGTTTCCGAGTCATTGTTGCTCTCCTGTTTTTACTGCTGTTGCGAAATGTCCCAACATAATGGCATGTTTAAACCCATTCTGTCAATGCTTTATGTCACGATAGGGTTGACTGTATAACTACGTTATACAAATAAATGAGGTTGTCACACGTATGGGTAACGTCACGGATATGCCTTCGCCTGTTGATGGTCTTACCATCAAGCAGCGCCTGTTTGCGCGGTATGTAGCGCGTGGTGAGTCGCGCAAGAGTGCGGCTGAGCTTGCCGGGTATAAGGCAGGAGGCAACGCGAGTGATGTGGGATCGAAGCTAATGCGGAACCCTAAGGTATCCGCTGAGGTTGAGCGCGTCATGCAAGAGCTAGAGCGCGAGGAACGCGTGAGCTTGGCGCATCATGTGGGCAGGATGCAGGACCTGAGCGCGCGTGCTGAGGATGCTGGGCAGTTCAGCGCGGCAATCCAAGCCGAGCATTACGCAGGCAAGGCGTCACGCCTGTACGTGGAGCAGTCCCACGTAGTGACTACGGCTGTAGAAGCTCCTGAGACTGTCCTAGAGCGTTTAAACTCGCTAATCGATGCTGAGGCTAACCAGAAAGGCTAAAAAGCTCACCTACGAGCGCATAATGCACCCCCACACCCCCCTGTGTGCCTGCGGGTCCCGCGCGCGCACCCCTTATATAGAGTTTCACACAAACACGGACCCCAATTTAAGGTTTATAAACATAGTAGTTGACACCCCCACCCCCCATACCCCCATATTTCACTTTGGGTCCCTCCAGATAGAGGGTGTCTTTCAACAACTTTTATGATATAAAGGGTTGACAAGTGGATTACGACCTATTGAGCTTATGTTATTAGAGCAACAGGTAAGAGAAGTTCAGCAAAAACTCACTCCAGCAGTGATGTCTAGGCTTTCTGGTAAGGACAGGGACGAGGTATCTCGTCTTTTAGTGTCTTTAGAGTCCTCTGTACGCAGGGATAAGGTTGCTAATTCGTTTATTAGCTTTGCTGAGTCTGTTTGGCCTGCCTTTATAGAGGGTTCTCATCATAGGAAGATGGCTGAAGCCTTTGAAAGGGTTGCCAAGGGGGAGTTAAAGCGGCTAATGATCAATATGCCCCCTCGTATGGGCAAGTCTCAGCTTACTTCGTGGCTCCTGCCTGCATGGATTATGGGCAAATTCCCCGATAAGAAGATCATTATGGCCTCCCATACAGCAGAATTGGCTGTCAGGTTCGGTCGTATGGTACGTAATCTCATTAATAGTGATGAATATAAGGATGTTTTCCCCGGAGTCTCCCTCACCGCCGACTCAAAAGCCGCAGGAAGGTTCGATGTTTCCGGTGGGGGGGAGTATTTCTCTGTGGGTGTAGGTGGTGCTGTTACCGGACGGGGTGCAGATCTGCTTGTTATTGATGATCCCCATTCAGAACAGCAGGGACAGCAGGCTGACCCCAAGGTTTTTGACAACACGTATGAATGGTTCACCTCCGGCCCCCGTCAGAGACTACAACCCGGTGGGGCTATTGTTATTGTGATGACCCGATGGAGCATGAAGGATCTTTGTGGGCATGTGATCAGGGATAGTGTCATGCGCGAAGGCTCCGATGAATGGGAAGTTCTTGAATTACCTGCTATTTTACCATCTGGCAATAGCCTTTGGGAAGAGTTTTGGCCCGTAGAAGAGCTGGAAAAAATACGCGCCACGCTCCCCGTTTCTAAATGGGAAGCGCAGTACCAGCAACAACCAACTTCAGAAGAAAGTGCCATCATCAAACGAGATTGGTGGCAGGAGTGGCCCCATCGTGAGCCGCCCAACGTTTCTTTTATAATTCAGTCATGGGATACCGCCTTCCTCAAGCATGAAAGGGCTGACTTTTCCGCTTGTACCACTTGGGGTGTGTTCTATATGGATAACGAAGAGGGCCAACAGGCCCCAAACATTATTCTATTGGATGCCGTTCAGGAAAGACTGGAATTTCCTGAGTTGAAAGCCCGTGCCCATGAAATGTACCGCATGTGGAAACCAGATGCGTTTATTGTGGAAGCAAAGGCAGCAGGATCTCCCCTGATCTTTGAACTGCGCCGAGCTGGTATTCCCGTGACTGAATACACTCCCTCAAGAGGCAATGACAAAATATCGAGAGTCAATGCTATTGCGGATTTCTTTGCTTCAGGTGTTGTCTGGTCTCCTAAGACAAGGTGGGCTGAAGAAGTCATTGAGCAATTTGCCGCTTTTCCTGTTGGGGATCACGATGACTTGGTAGACTCAGCAACTCAGGCATTGCTACGCTTCAGGCAGGGCGGCTTTATTGCTTTGGAAGGCGATGAAGAAACAGGAACCGAGATACCAAAGATTGCGAACTACTATTGATGCGTTTAAACTTTAAAAAAATCTAGGACTCTTATGGCTGTCGATAAACCTTTGACTCCCTTAGAAATTGCAGATATTGAGCAGCGCGTTTCAAATGCGGCTGAGGATGCCTTAGTTATTGACATAGAGAATCCTGACTCCGTAACCATCGAGACAGAAGATGGCGGGGCGATTATTGATTTCGATCCTGAAGGCGAAGAAGAAGAGATTCCTTTTGACGCTAATCTGGCTGAGTATCTGGATGAACGTACTCTCAATGCGCTTGGTTCTGAGTTGGTAGGGGCCTTTGATGATGACAAAGAATCAAGGCGTGATTGGGAAGAGGCTTATATTAAAGGTCTTGAGCAACTTGGCCTGAAGGTAGAAGATCGCTCTACGCCTTGGCCCGGAGCCTGTGGAGTACACCACCCCTTGCTTTCAGAGGCTGTTGTTCGCTTTCAATCTCAGGCAATTACCGAAATATTTCCCGCATCAGGCCCTGTAAGAACACGTATCTTTGGCAAGACCACAAGGGATCTTGAAGATCAGGCAACCCGTATTCAGGAATATATGAATTATCTCCTGACCGACAAGATGAGCGAATTCAGAAGCGAGACAGAGAGAATGCTGTTCTCTCTACCTCTGGCAGGAAGCGCCTTTAAGAAAGTTTACTATGATCAGACAATGCAGAGGCCCTGCTCTATGTTTGTTCCTTCTGAGGATATGGTGGTCTTCAATGGCGCAACAGACCTGACCTCCGCTACCAGATTAACGCACATGATGCGTAAAAACCTGAATGAAATCAGAAAGTTGCAGTTCAGTGGTTTTTACAGGAATATTGATCTTCCTAGTTATGACATTGATGTAGATCGTGTTAAGAGCAAGTATGGAGATTTAACCGGCGATAGAGTTTCTACTGGAGATTCCAGAGGTAACTTCTTGATTGGAGATTCAATTCATACCCTTCTGGAGATGCATATTGATCTTGATCTGGAAGGCTTTGAGGATCAGGTTGATGGAGAAGACACAGGCATTGCATTGCCTTATGTCGTTACTGTCGATAGGGAATCCAAGACGATTCTTTCTATTCGCAGAAACTGGTATGAGGATGACCCTGACAGGATGAGACGTAATCATTTTGTTCATTATGAATATCTGCCGGGTCTTGGCTTTTATGGATTAGGGCTGATACATCTCATTGGTGGTCTTGTTAAATCTGCAACTTCTATACTCAGACAGCTCGTAGATGCAGGCACTTTGTCTAATCTTCCCGGTGGACTTAAAGCTCGTGGCATGAGGATAAAAGGAGATGACACTCCAATTATGCCCGGAGAATTCAGGGATGTGGACGTACCCGGAGGCACGATCAGGGAAAACATCTCGTTCCTTCCAAACAAAGAGCCTTCACCAACTTTGTTTAACTTGCTTGGCAATATTGTTGATGAGGGTAGAAGATTTGCTGCTATAACGGATGTGAATGCTTCTGACATGAATAGTCAGGCTCCTGTCGGAACAACACTAGCCATTCTTGAAAAGAATATGAAGGTGATGTCAGCTATCCAGTCCAGACTTCATGCTTCTCTTAAAAACGAGCTTAAAGTGCTTGTAGGGGTTATTAAGGACTTTGGCCCTCCTGCTTACCCTTATGATGTCAAGGGAAGCGCGGAATCTATCGTTGAAGATTTTGATGATCAGGTAGATGTCATTCCTGTTTCTAATCCTAATGCAGCAACTATGGGGCAAAGGATTATGCAGTATCAGTCTGCCTTACAGCTTTCTTCGCAAGCTCCACAGCTTTATGACCTTCCGGTGCTTCATAGGCAGATGCTGGAGGTATTGGGTATCAGAGATCCAGAGAAGATTGTTCCGGTAGACGATGACCAGAAACCAGAAGATCCGGTTATTGAGAATATGGATCTTCTTAATATGGACCCTGTAAAAGCCTTTGAATATCAAGACCATGACTCGCATATACAAGTTCATATGTCGATGGCTGAGGACCCGAAGATGCAGGAAATGCTGGCACAATCTCCTACTGCGCAGGCTTCTCAGGCAGCTCTGGCTGCGCATGTTACTGAGCATCTGGCCTTTAAGTACAGACAACAGATAGAGCAGGAGCTAGGAATAGAGCTTCCGCCTATTGGTATGGAGCTGCCACCAGAGGTTGAATCAAGGCTTTCTTCATTGATTGCTGAGGCAGCAGGACAGTTATTAGGCAAGAATCAGCAACAGGTTCAGGAAGAGAAGAATCAGGAGATGATGGATGATCCTGTGTTGCAGATGCAAAGAGAAGAGCTTGAGATAGAGCGACAGAAAGTTGAATCCAAATTTGCTGCTGATCAGGCAAAAGCAAAATCTGATGAAGAGAAACTTATGCTTGAGGCTGAGAAGGCTAAGATGAGGGATGAGCTTGAAAGGCTGAAGATTTCAAGCGCAGAACGAATTGCTGGCGCTAAGATAGGCGCTGAAGTAGCCGAGCGTCAGGCAGATAGAGAGGTTAAAGATAGAAAAATTAGCGCAGATCAGGAAGCAAAGGGCGCAGAAATAGGACGGAAGATCGCAGATGACCTTCTGAAACCATTGTAAATGTCTGATTTTGTTGACCCAAGGTTTTTGGATTTGCTAACCTCGCGTTTAAACGAGACAGAAGAGCATTTGAAGGAAACGCTTATATTTGGATCTGTTGAAAACCATGATGTCTACAACCTTCTTAGAGGAAGGATAGAAGGATTGGCACTTGCGAGACGGGACATCAAAGACATCGTTGATCAAGTGATGGTAGAGGAATGAATTCGTCCGAAGGACGCAAGGGTACTCCGTTTCCCTTTTTAAGCGGTGCAATAGGGTAGTAAGCAATGGCATTAGCAGAAGTATCGGATATTCAGGAGGAAGGGAAGAAAGCAAAACAGCTTCCAGATCCTACTGGATATCATATTTTAGTCGGTTTACCGGAGGTAGAAGAAAAAACTGATGGTGGAATTCTTAAAACAGTGGATTCAGTTAGAGCTGAAGAGGTTTCTTCTATCGTTGGTTTTGTCATTAAATTGGGTCCTGAATCTTATTCAGACAAAAAACGATTTCCGAATGGTCCGTGGTGCAAGGAAGGAGACTTCATCATCATGCGTCCTTATAGTGGAACCAGAATGATGATTCATGGCAAGGAATTCCGACTAATCAACGATGATACTGTTGAGGCTGTGGTAGAGGACCCAAGAGGAGTAGGTCGTGTCTGAGCAAACACAGCAGATGGACTTTGAGAATGTCTTGCCAGAGCCTTCTGAAGTTATGAAAGATATAGATGCTTCAGAAGACAAATTTGAAATTGAGGTTATTGATGACAGGCCGGAGGAAGATAGAAGGCCTGCTAGAGTTGATGACCCTAACGATGATTTTGATATTGATGCTGAGATAGAGGGTGTTGATAGCAGCGTAAAGAAACGCATCAACCGCATGAAGTATGAATATCACGAAGAAAGAAGGGCAAAGGAACAGGCAGAGCGTGAAAGAGTAGAGGCTTTAAGTTTTGCTCAATCACAGCAAACTGAAAACCAAAGGCTTAATAATCTTTTAGGCCGTAGTGAGCAGGCCCTTCTTAGTAGCGTTAGCACGAGAGCAGACGCAGAAATATCCGCAGCAGAACAGGCTTACAAGAAAGCTCACGAAGAAAACGACACGGAAGCATTGCTTGCTGCTCAACGAGCGTTGACTCAGGCACAGGCAGATAAATCTTATTTACAGAATTATCAGCCTCAGCAGACTCAGCAACCTCAAGAAAGCCAGAGTCAGCCTGTTAATCAGCAAGCTAATGGTCAGGATTATCAACAACAGCCTCAGTTTGATATTCCTACACAAAATTGGTTACAAAAAAATCCTTGGTGGAGTCAGGCAGGTTATGAGCCGGTTACTGAGTTTACGAAAGGATTACATTTACGACTCTCTGGAGAGGGAATAGATTCTTCTAATCCAGAGTATTTCAAAAGAATAGAAAAAGAGGTGGGAAGCAGATTTCCTGACTTTTTTTCCAATAATCAGGTGTCAAATACAGTTGCATCAAAAAAGCAAAGCTCAACTGTAGTAGCGCCTGCAAGAAGGGGTCAGCAGAATCCTAAAAGGATAAAGCTGACAGAAAGCGCAGTTAGGGTTGCCAAAAGACTTGGATTGACACCTGAGCAATATGCAGCACAACTTTATAAGGAGTCAAGATAGTGGATGACAAAAACACCGCTAAAGAGCAAGACCGCAGCCCACGTTCAACTGAAAACAGAGATCAGGAAGAACGCACCCAATCTTGGAAGCCCCCGTCGATTCTACCAGAGCCAAACCCAATTCCCGGCTATAGATTCCGATGGATACGAACAAATATGGTCGGACAGTCCGACAATACGAACGTATCTATGAAGTTTCGTGAGGGATGGGTTCCGGTGAAGTCAGAGGATCACCCGGAGTTACATGTGATGAATGATCACGACTCTAAGTTTCCGGGGAATATAGAGATTGGTGGATTACTGTTATGTAAAGCTCCTGAAGAAACTGCACAAGCACGAAATCGTCATTACGAAGACTTAGCTGCGCAGCAGATGCAGAGTGTGGATCAAGGGTTTATGCGTGAAAATGATCCTAGAATGCCGGTATTAAAGCCGCAAAGGACCTCACGTACTACCTTTGGTAGGGGTGGTTCATAAGAACCACATATTTGACACTTAATTTGTTGAGGTAATAACGATGGCTAGTACAGCAGCCCCTTACGGTGCTAGGCCAGTTGGTACGACGAGTGCAAGCGGTTCCTTTACGGGAAAAATGCAGCACATCAAGATTGCCAGCGGGTATAACACTGCTATTTTCTATGGGGATTTTGTTAAGTTGGTTACAGCCGGTACAGTAGAAAAGGATGCCGGAACAACTTCACTAACCCCCATAGGCATCTTTATGGGATGTTCTTATACGGACCCTAACTCTAATCAGAAAACATTCAATCAAACATGGCCTGCCGATACATCTGCTTCAGATGCAGTGGCATATGTCATAATTGATCCTGAAGTTCTGTTTCAGATGCAGGGAGACGGTTCAATTGCTCAGACTGCTCTTGGTGCAAACTTTGCTGTGGTTCAAACAGCAGGTTCGACAACCATTGGAACAAGTAAAAATTCTTGTGATGCGTCTACAGTTGCAACCACTAATACACTGCCTGTAAAACTTGTTGACTTTGTTGATGGTCCAACAAGTTCTGTTGCAGACAGTTACACTGATGTAATACTAAAGTTCAATGTAGGACATCAAATAACCAATACCACCGGTATTTAAAGGAGAACTGGCATGGCTATATCAAGAGCGCAAATGCTTAAAGAACTCCTGCCGGGGCTTAACGCCTTATTTGGTTTGGAGTACGGGAAGTACGAAGACGAGCATCAGTCAATCTACGATTCTGAATCTTCTGATCGTTCATTCGAGGAAGAAGTGAAGTTGAGTGGGTTTGGTGCTGCTCCAGTGAAGGATGAAGGCAATGCAATCACTTATGATGCAGCGCAGGAAGCCTTTACTGCTCGCTATAACCACGAAACTATTGCGATGGGTTTTGCGATCACAGAGGAAGCAATGGAGGATAATCTCTATGACTCTCTTTCTGGTCGTTATACCAAAGCCTTAGCTCGTGCAATGGCGTATACGAAGCAAGTGAAAGCGGTAAATCCGTTAAACAACGGTTTCACCAATAGTTACCAGACAGGTGATGGGGTTAATTTCTTCACCGCGTCTAGTGATGGTGTTACCGGAGGCGACGGACATCCGAGAGTTGATGGCGGTAAAAATGACAACCGTCCTGCCACAGCAGCGGATCTCAATGAGACTTCGCTTGAGGCAGCAGTTGTCACGATTGCTGGCTGGAAAGATGAACGCGGTCTGCTAATTGCAGCAAGGCCTCGTACATTGATTGTTCCTCCTAACAGCATGTTTGTTGCTACGAGGATTCTTGAGTCAGATGGTCGTCCAAGTACAGCCGACAACGATCTGAATGCAATCAAGTCAAATGGAACTATTCCTAATGGGTATTCCGTGAATCATTATCTAACTGATACTGACTCATGGTATCTCACTACGGATGTGCCAAATGGCATGAAGCATTTTGAGCGTACTTCGCTGGAAACTTCAATGGACGGTGACTTCGATACGGGTAATGTGCGCTATAAAGCGCGTGAGCGTTACTCTTTCGGGGTAAGTGATCCATTGGCAATGTACGGTTCACCGGGCGCGTAAGTAATGAGGGAAGGCGGCTTGTTTTTTTAACATAACTAAATGCCTGTTAATATATTTGCAGGTCGCTTTCCTTTTTCCTGACAGACACATGGTGTGTCTGACACTAGCCACGACAGGAGAAAGAAATGGCTAATACAACCTTTAATGGTCCAGTTCGATCTGAAGGCGGATTTGAACAAATCAGTAAGACTGCTGGAACTGGTGCTATTACTACTAATCTGGATATTGATACCAGTGGTAATATCACTACAACCGGTTATGTTTCCTCTTATGCCAACGTAAGCAGCATTACTTCTGCTACCAAGAGCGTTGAGTCCACCGATTCAGGTACGGTTTACACTCTAAACCGAGCCGCCGGTATCGTGGTCACGTTGCCTACGGCAGCGGCTGGCCTGAACTACACGTTCATCGTTGGAACCACCTTTACTGGTGCGGGGCAGATCAATACGGACAATGCCAGTGACTTGTTTTCTGGTTTTGCGACGATCTTTGATCCGGCAACGGCTACCGATAACAATACCTTCATTCCAGATGCCAGTGATGATGACACCATCGATCTAGGTACGGCAGGGCAGGGCTGGCTTGTGGGTGGCGTGATTCGATTGGTAGCAACCAGTGCGGCGGTTTGGCATTGTGAGGCATTCCTTCATGGTGACGGCACATTGGCTACACCGTTTGAGTAGTTAATTGTTAGTTGGATGGAGCTTCGGCTCCATCTGACTATTTAAGGAGATAGAAATGGCTGATGCTGTAACGAGTCAAACTATTCAGGATGGAGCAAGTCATGTTGTGATGAGCTTCACTAATGTCAGTGATGGCACTGGCGAAGCTGCCGTAAAGAAAGTTGATGTTTCTGCATTGCAATCAGATCCTGTAACAGGAACTGCGTGTAGCGGTGTAACCATTCAGTCGATTTGGTTTTCCACAATGGGCATGAGCGTTAAACTTTTATGGGATGCAGATACTGATGTTCTGGCTCTTCATTTGCCTGCTGATTATGCAGAATCGCTTGATATGAGTGAGTTTACCGGACTGAAGAACAATGCAGGAACTGGGGTTACGGGAGACATCATGTTCACAACCGTAGGCCATAGTTCAGGAGATGCTTATACGGTTATTTTAAAAATGACCAAGAATTATTAGTAGGAGCTATTTATGGCTAAGCTAGAAATCTTTCAGAACGGAACATCAATGCACCCGGATACAATTGGTGATCCCGTTTATCAAATTGGCAGTAAAAACGCTGATGGCGGGTATGACATTGTTGTATTTGATGCAATGAGCGAAAAGGAAGCTAAGGCAAAACTTAAAGAATTACGCCCTGTTAAGGTCGTAGCTAAAGAAGAGCCTCAGACAAAAAAGAAAGCATCCAAGAAAAAAGCAGCTAAAAAGAAAAAAAAGAAAGGATAAAAGATGTCTACTATGAAAACGACATCTGAGGTTGCTTCCGAGCTTCTTGCTCACGAGCGAGAATGCGCTATACGTTACGAGGCTATCAAATCTCAATTAGATTCTGGATCAAAAAGATTTGATAAAATTGATAGATGGATTATGGGGCTTTACGCAACCATTGTAGGCCTATCTCTTACGAGCTTTATATACTGATGTACCAGTACAAAGCCAAAATCACCCGAATCATTGATGGCGATACCGTTGATTGTGATATAGACCTTGGCTTCAAAGTCATTCTTTCCAAGCAACGAATCAGGCTTTATGGAATTGATACGCCGGAATCGCGTACCCGCGACAAGGTTGAGAAGAAGTATGGCCTTCTGGCTAAGAAATACTTGGTTGACTTCATCGAAGCAGAGGATTACCAAATCACTTTGGAGACCGCCAAGGGCAGTGGCAGGGGTAAATTCGGGCGTATTTTAGGCAAAATCATCAATAAAGACGGGGTTTGTGCTAATGACCTCATGTGTCAGGAAGGTCATGCAGTGCCGTATCATGGGCAATCCAAGGAAGATATTGCCGCAGAACATATTAAGAATCGTCAAATAGTCAACAAAATTATTGGCAATCAAGATGAATAAATTAGTCGAAGAAAAAATTATTTCTAGCCTATTTTCGCTAAGTGACCCTAAAAATGGAGCGAAGGTAGAAATTTCTATAGATGAAAAAAATAAAGAACTACAGATAATCAGGCATCCAACGGAACAAAAAGTAGCTTTTGTTCACTCAATATCAATTGATAATTTTATGAACATGCCTATTGAGATTTTTTGTAATCTTTGTAGATCCATTGAAAAAGACGCAGAGAATGCTGCTTAACCTTGTTTAAACAGGAGAAGAATATGCCAGTAGTAGGAAATAAAAGGTTTGATTACACGCCAATAGGAGAAGCTGCTGCAAAATCTTATTCGGAATCCTCTGGAATGCCGGTGCGTAATAATTACAGAGGCGGAGGAAAGCTGCACTATGCTGGCGGCGGAAGACCTACCGGTACTGTTATTGAAACAGAGCAGGATAGAGTTCAAAGAAGGTTTGGCTGCTCGTAATGGGAAATAAATAGATAAATGGCTACTAGCGGAACATATGCTTTTACGCTCGATTTAAGCGATGTTGTTGAAGAAGCGTTTGAACGGGCCGGACTAGAAGCTCGATCAGGCTATGACTATCGCACAGCAAGGCGTAGCTTGGACTTAATGTTCCTTGAATGGCAGAACAAGGGGTTAAACCTCTGGACCGTTCAGGAAGGCACTCAGGCTATTACAGCAGGAACTAGTCGTTATTCTTTGTCTGGAGATCAGCTAGATATAGTTGAGGCTTTTATAAGAACTAATTCTGGGGATTCCTCTAATCAATCTGATCAGATGCTTACGCGTATTTCTATTAGTCAATATGCTCATTTAACTAATAAGTTAAATCAAAGCAAACCATTGCAGTATTGGATAGAAAAAGATCCTTCTGCAATATCTGTCAATTTATGGCCTGTTCCAGATGATACAGAAACTTATACTTTGGTTTATTACTATATACAGAGAGTTGAGGATACTGGAAATGTTGCCTCTAATAACGCAGACATTCCGGCTAGATTTTTGCCCTGTATGGTTGCAGGCCTTGCTTATCATGTCAGTGTAAAGAAACCAGAGTCAGCAGAAAGAACTATGCTTTTAAAGCAGATATATGATGAGCAGTGGATACTTGCAACAGATGCCGATAGAGAAAAAGCCTCTTTGTTTATATCTCCGGGTGGCTACTGATGGCTAGTTACGCAAAAGGAAAACACGCCTTTGGATTCTGTGATCGGACAGGATTCAGATATCGTTTAAACGATCTAGTCCCGCAAATTGTTAATGGCAGACCTTCGGGATGGATGGTTGGTAAAGATGTTGTGGATGAGGATCAACCTCAGCTCAGACTAGGAAGAATGAGCATGGATGATCCACAGGCATTGCGAAACGCAAGGCCAGATAAAGCTGAAGCAGAAAGCAGAAGGCTTTATGCATGGAACCCTGTAGGCGGTGGAAATACTGCTTTAGGAAGCCGTACTGTTGGTTTAGACATTACGGCAGAAGTTGGAAACGTAACAGTGAGTACAGGCTGATGGCTTGGACATACACAACGCTTAAAAGCGCAATTAAGGATTACTTGGAAAACGATGAAACAACGTTTGAAGATAATCTTGCAACTATTATTAAGCAAGCTGAAAACAGGATTATTAAATCAATTCAGTTACCTGATTTCAGGAAGAATACAACAGGAAGCATGACGAGCGGTAACGCTTATTTAGCTACGCCTACGGACTTTATTGCTCCATATTCTTTGGCACTTGATAACAGCGGTTACGAGTATTTGATTTTCAAGGATGTTAATTTTATCCGAGAGGCTTATCCGGTCTCTACAACAACAGCTACACCAAAGTATTATGCGTTGTTTGATGATTCTTCATTTATTCTTGGGCCAACTCCTAATAGTAGCTACGATGTTGAGCTTCATTATTTTTACAAACCAACTTCTATTACAGCTTCGGGTGATGGTACAAGCTGGCTTGGGAATAATGCAGATACCGTTTTATTTTATGGATGTCTTGTAGAAGGTTATACTTTTATGAAAGGAGAGCCTGATTTATTGGCGGTTTATCAAAAACAGTATCAAGATGCATTGATGAACTTAAAATCGCTTGGTGAAGGCTATAGCACGACTGATAATTATCGTAGTGGTGCAATAAGGAACCAGAGAATTTAATGCTTGAATTAAATGCAACAGTAAAGCCGGGAATCTGCGAGGTCCATACAACGGAATACCGAGGTTTTACGCCGGAAGAAATTGCTGAACGAGCAGTGCCTAAAGTTGTTTCTGTTGCGGAAGGCGCAGACCCAGAGGTCAGGGAGCAGGCAGAAGCATTTAAGAACAGGCTTTTTCATGTGATTGTAAAGGCTTGCAATGATGCAATACAGAGCGACAGGACAACTCTTACTAATCTTTTGACACAACAGGGCCATGAGGACATGGCAGATATTTTAAGGAGGCTATGATGGCCCATACACAAGCAGTAGCAACGAGTTTTAAGAGTGAATTACTTCAGGGTATTCATAATTTTCATAACGGATCGGGTGGCGGCACAACCACGACTACAGGGACAGGTAATACTTTTAAGATTGCTCTGTACACGAGTAGCAGCACGATGTCTGCATCGACTACTGCCTACTCAACCACAAATGAGGTTTCGGGAACGAACTACACTGCGGGAGGAAATACATTAACTAATGTCGATCCTTCAACTTCTGGAACAACCGCTTTGACAGACTTTTCAGACAGCACATGGAGTTCAGCCACGATAACTGCAAACGGGGCATTGATTTACAACTCAAGCACCACGGCAGGTTCAGCAAACAGAGCGGTGGTTGTTCTCGCTTTTGGCGGGGATAAGACTTCAACAGCAGGCGATTTCACGATTGAGTTTCCAGCAGCAGATGCTTCAAACGCAATCATAAGAATTGCATAACAGGTTAATGGAATGGCAGATGCAAAAGTTGCATGGCAAGGATGGAACTCCAGCAATATTGCATGGGGCGAAAGCACTTGGGGTGATGCAGAAGAGGCATTGCCGGGATCAACAGCGTCTGTTGGTTCCGTCACTGTCGATGCTGCCGCCAGTGTATCGGCCACAGGTAATTCAGCCACAGTTTCAACCTCGTCTGTCACGGTTGCAGCAGCAGCTTCGGTTAGTGCAAGCGGAAATTCAGCGACGGCTTCTGTCGGGTCGGTTACAGCCACAGGCATCGCTAACGTATCGGTTACTGGGCCAGCATCTACAGCCGCCGTTGGGACGGTTGTTGCAACGGGTAACGCATGTGTTTGCCCGGTTGAAGGGAACTCAGCCACCGTATCGACTTCGAGCGTCACTGCAACGGCGGGAGCAGGGGTTAGCGCAAGTGGCAATGCGGCTACTGCGAGTGTCGGATCGGTTTCTCTTGAAGGAAAGGCTGTTGTATCGGCTTCAGGAAATGTTGCTACCGCGTCTACAAATGACGTTACGGTGTCTGCTAAGGCGGGGGTTGATGTCACTGGCAATGAAGTTGAAGCCCTTACGTCAAATGTTTTGGTTTGGAGTCTCGTTGACACAAGTCAAACACCAAGCTGGTCTACAGTTTCAAGTTCACAAACACCTAACTGGAGCGCGGTGGATGCCGACCAGACTCCTGATTGGAAAGAGGTAGCTTAAATGGCAACTTATGTAAATGATCTCAGGCTGAAAGAAATCGCTACTGGCGATGAATCAGGGACATGGGGTACAAGCACAAATACAAATTTAGAGTTAATAGGCGAGGCACTGGGTTACGGAACTGAGGCCATAACCACAAATGCGGATACCCATACATCCACAATCGCAGATGGAGCGACAGACCCTGTTCGTGCTATGTATGTTAAGTATACCGGCACTTTAGATTCTGCTTGCACAATCACGATTGCTCCAAATACAGTTAACCGATTGCAACTTATTGAGAATGCAACGAGCGGTTCTCAAAATATCATTATTTCTCAAGGCTCTGGAGCCAATATAACGATACCTGCGGGTGATGTGAAGGCCGTTTATTTAGATGGCGCAGGAAGCGGAGCAGCAGTCGTTGATGCTTTTGCTAGTCTTTCTACAGTAGACCTAAAAGTGCAAGACGATTTAACTGTTACAGGTGATATAGACGTAGACGGCACGACTAATTTAGATGCCGTTGACATTGATGGTGCAGTTCAGATTGATTCCACCATTACGGTTGGTGCAGACGACACAGGCTATGACGTCAAATTTTTTGGAGATACTGCAAGCGCATATATGCTTTGGGATACATCGGCAGATGATTTAGTCTTGGCAGGCGCTGCTGGAATTGATCTCGCAGGAGATTTAGATGTAGACGGCACGGCTAATCTAGACGTTGTAGACATCGACGGCGCTGTGGATATGGCATCCACACTAACACTAGCTGGTAATGCTGATTTCAATGGTGATCTTGATGTAGACGGCACCACTAACCTTGATGCCGTAGACATTGATGGTGCTGTCCAGCTTGATTCCACTTTGAGCGTAGGCGTTGACGGCACAGGACATGACGTAAAGTTCTTTGGTGACACTGCTTCAGCTTACATGCTGTGGGATCAAAGCACAGATGATTTAATTCTAGGGGGAGCCGCACAGCTAGGGATAGGAACTACGACTCCGGCAAAGCCGCTTCAAGTAAAGACTACCGCAGATGGAACACTCGTAAGATTGAGCCGAAGCGGGGTATGTGATTGGGATATCTCAATAGGAAATACATCCACGTTGAGTGGTGTAGGTTCTGGTGCTTTAGAATTTCTTCCACAAAATAGTGGGACTCCCAATGAATTTGCAATAGGTCAAGCTGGTACGACTACTGCTTTAGTTCATGTTAAACACACTGGTACAGCCTTTGCAAAAGACGTAACCCTTGCCGATGGTGCAGACTTAATCACCGCTTCAGCAGGAACCTCCAACTTCAGAGCAGGTGTCAATGCTGGTGACGCCATAGCCTCTGGTGGCAACTACAACGTGGTTGTCGGTGATGAAGCAGGTTCGGCGATTACTACTGGTGATAATAATGTCGCAGTGGGGTATGCAGCTTTAGACGCTCTCACGACAGCAAATGACAACACAGCAGTTGGTTACGATGCTTTAACAGCAAACACCACAGGTCATTCAGGTGTAGCAGTAGGTAAAGACGCTTTAGCAGCTAATACCACAGGAAATTACAATGT